CCCGGAGATCTATAGCTATGGGAATAGTGTTCTTCTGCGCCTGTACATTCTTAAAAAAGGGGCGAAAGAAATGTATTATAGTTATGATAATTGTTTAGAAAAGAAAGCATTATTTAATTTTATCACAGGCGAACGAGGAAATGGTAAGACATACGGATATAAAACGCAGATCGCTTGTAAAAATTATTTTGAAAAAGGTGAAAATTTTGTCTATTTACGAAGATTTGAAAACGAATTAGTAAAGGCGGCAAAGTCTTTTTTTAAAGATATTACGCATTTATATCCGGAGTATCAATTTAAAATAACCACAGGGAGAAGCGGAACTTTCTTTTATGAGCGCGATCGTGGAATAGAAAAAGGTGGATGGAATCTCATGGGGTATGGAGTGGACTTAAATACTGGTGGAAAAGATAAATCCATATCTTACGCCGGAGTTACTTCCATATGTTTTGATGAATTTCAGAGCAAGAGATACTTAAAAAATGAGATTCGCTTATTTTTGGACCTTTATGAAACGATCTCACGAATGAATGATGTTCCGGTATATTTTCTATCCAATAGTATTAATGTTTCCAATGTTTATTATGATTATTTTAACTTATCCCAGCCTTACGGGAAAAAGCGTTGGAAACTAACGGATAATGGATTAATTTACTTGGAACATACCTTATCGCAAGATTATCGAGATGCGAAAAAGTCAACTCGTTTCGGGCAATTGATTGAGGGTTCTAAGTTTGGACAATATGCAATAGATAACGAATATGTTGAAGATACTAAGGACTTTATTAAAAAGAAAACCGGAGATGTCAAGAGCGTATGCAATCTTGTGTATCTGGATAATGAGTATGGGCTTTGGTTTGATCGCAGAAATGGGTACCTGTATATGGATTCTACTTTCGACAAGTCACGTGTAACCTATGCATTAACCAGAGAAGACCATACCGAAAATACCTATTTTGCAAATCGAGGAAGAAAAATTGCGTGGCTGAATCTGATGATTCAGGGATACGAGCAGGGATTTCTATATTTTGAAAACCAGCGCGTCAAGCGGATTGGTTTGGAGATTTTAAATATGATCCGTTAAAGGAGGGTCGAATGGAACAGATTATGTCTTATATTTCCACGGTAGGATTTCCGATCGTGATGTGTCTGCTTTTTTATTATCAAATGACAAAGTCAGATGAACACATGAATGAAATGTTAACACAGATTAAGGTTATGGTGGAAGAAATTAAAAAGGCGGTAAACAATGGCGGTACAGACGTATAGCATGAGAACTGACGCAAACACCAATGTATCGGAACATTTTAAGGTTCGCGAGTTTGCGTGTAATGATGGATCGGATACCGTGCTGATCGACGATGCTCTTGTCGAACGATTGGAGAGGATTCGCGGCGTTTTCGGCTCGGGAATTACAATAACGTCCGGGTACCGTACTCCATCGTATAATGCCGCGGTAGGTGGAGCGGCATCCAGTCAGCATACGAAAGGAACGGCCGCTGATATTCAGCTTCGAGGTGTACCGCCCTTAGCCGTAGCAAACTACGTGGAAGAAACCTTTTCGACCGGTGGAATCGGAGTTTACGGTACTTTTACCCATGTGGACACGCGAAGGTCCCGTGTTATTTGGAAAAATAACGGATCGAACACCGTGAGCAGTACCGGGGCCTCCAAAGGTTATTGGCGTGAATTTCAGAACGGCGCCGATCCCGGCGGCGGGGGAGAAGGCGGGGGCGGAGAGTCCGGAGCGATTGATGTTACGATCCGCAGATTTACGGTAGTCTTTAAGCGTCCCAACGGGAAAACGTATACCGCAACCTACTTTCCTTCCTATTGCAATGGATGGTGGTATTTTAACGATAGTGAGTTTTATCGTTGTGATGAAATCCTTGGAAATTATCAGCAGTATTTTAAAGCTGGCTATTGGGCGCATATTACGCACATCCAAAATATAACGGCGTTGAATGTACATTTAACAGGAGGTTCGGATGGTTAGCACTTTTACGAATTTGGACTATCAAGTGGGTAAGTATTTTAAAGTAAGAGAATTTCAGTCAAAAGATGGATATCCTACCGTTTTAATCGATGATAATTTAGTCGATCTGTTGGATCAAATCCGAGAATATTTTGGAAAACCTGTGGTCATTACTTCGGGATATCGCACGAAGTCGCATAATGCGGCAGTTGGAGGTGTATCAAATTCTCAGCATACGCTTGGAAAAGCCGCAGATATACAGGTAACCGGTGTTCCCCCAGCCGCAGTGCAGACCTATGTCTATGATCATAGTAAATATACGGTTGGAACTTATACGACGTTTACTCATGCAGATACCCGAACAACAGTGAAGTTATTCCGTGGGAATACGGAATTTGTTCGAACAAATTATGAAAAATATAAAGCCGAAGAAATTAAGGAGGAAACAGAAATGGCAGAAAAAAGATATCAGAAATTAGAAGAAATTCCTGATTACGCAAAAGAAATTATTGAAGATTTGATTAAATCTGATATAATTAAAGGTACAGGTGAGGGATTAAATTTGACAGAAGATATGCTCCGTGTGATTGTTATTTGCTATCGTATGGCTCTTACGAACGCAAATAATATTTATCAGCTTGCGAAAAATTTAGGAGGTGAAACGAAATGACAGTATATGAAGCGTTAGACATTGTAAGTCAGGGCTTCGCGGATTCTGATGAAGGGTTGACCGCAGTTAAAACGATTGCTGATTACAACAAAGAATTAGAAGGCAAAATTGTTGCTTTGGATGAAGCATTAGCTTCCGCTCATGCAGAAAAAGATGATGCTTTAAATTCTTATAATGATTTAAAAAGACGGTATGTAGAAAGGTTTATGAATGGCGACGCTACGGTAAACTCGGACACTACCGTATTAGACGAGGAAGAAACTGGTCATAGTGCAGAAGAACTTACTTATGATGATGTATTTGTGACAGAAGAAAATTAAGAGGTGTGAAATGGCAACAAAACCAAAAAATGTGAAATTAGCAAAAAACGGTGTAGATATTTTAAATGCGGTTCGTAATGACGCATCCCTTTCCTTTCAGGAAAGAGTTCCTGTAGCAACGCAGGAAGATATTAAGACTTACGGTTCTGCGGTTCTCAATTTTCCGGGACTGGCAAATGAGTTCCTCGATGCACTGGTAAACCGTATTGGTAAGGTGATTCTTACTTCGAGGCTATACAAGAATCCGTTTGCGATGCTGAAAAAGGGTATGCTTGATTATGGAGAAACCATTGAAGAAGTATACACTTCTCTTGCTAAGGCAAAGATTTATGATCCGCAGACAGCGGAAACGGAGTTCATGAAACGTGAAATTCCAGATGTAAAGTCTATTTTCCATAAGCTGGACTATCAGAACTTCTTTAAAACGACGATTCAGAGAAGAGATCTGGAAAGAGCGTTCCTTTCAGAGGACGGCGTTTACAATCTGGTAAGTGATATCATTTCCAGCCTTTACTCTGGAATGGAATATGACGAATTTATTACAATGAAACAGTTAATCGTAGAATATGCAAAGAAAGGCTTATTCTATGAAGTGGAAATTCCGACGGTTACCGCGGACAATATGAAGTCAATCATTTCTACCGTAAAGGGATACAGTAATAAGCTGACCTTTATGAGCACTCAGTACAACGCGATGGGAGTTCCGACCTATACGGACCGCAGTTCACAGATTATCTTCATCGACGCAGAATTTGATGCAATGATGGATGTCGAAGTATTGGCTTCCGCATTTAATATGGATAAAGCAGAGTTCATGGGAAGACGAATTCTGATTGATAACTTCGGTGAGCTTACCGGAGCAAAACTGCTTCTGTGCGACGAAAGCTTTTTCCAGATCTATGACGTACTTCTTCAGTTTGAAGATGTTCGCAATCCGGAAGGACTGTACTGGAACTATTTCCTTCATAAGTGGACGGTATTTTCTGTTTCTCGTTTTGCAAATGCGATTCTGTTTACAGTGCCAGATAATGAGATTACAGGAATTACACTGAATCCATCTAACAGTGTCATTCAGAGATCTCAGTTGCCAAAAGATGTGACCATCAATGCGACGATCAAGTCCACGGGTACGGTAGATGATACCCTTGAGTGGGAAATGACCGGAAATGAATCTACCGAAACAACCATGACGGTTGTAAATAATACTCAGGTTCAAGTACATGTTTCTGCAAATGAAAAGATTCCAAACACGTTTAACATTATTGCAAAATCGAAGTATTTTCCAGTTAGCCAGACGGCTACCATTTCGACGAGGGAAAATGCTTAACTCTACTCCTTTCCTTTTACTATATGATAGCCTGCCAAGAAACGGCAGGCTATCACTGAATTGGAGGTAAGAATATGATTCGTCCTTTAATTGGTCCATCGACAACGGTTCGTGTATGTCAGTCGATTCCGTTAGATAATACCTATACGGACACGATTTTGTTTACGTCAAAATCTGCACAGGAAAGCTATTTTGCATCGAAAACGAAAAAGACGTATAGCGGTTTAACCTATCAGCGTCTGGCATCGAATAGTACTACATGGGCAATCTTTCTGGAAGATGTTGCCGATTATTTTTACGATTGTAACTATTTATGTTTCCAGAATGGGGGCTTTGGTAATAAATGGCTTTATGCCTTTATTTCCGATATTTTGTATATCAATGAAAACTGCACTGCAATTACGTTTGAAATTGATGTCATGCAAACATGGCTTTTCGAT